CCCATCAGAAGCAGCCCTCGACATCGGCGCTGTCTTCAAGATGGGCATGGAAACCATCAACTACGACCAACCGCAAAACGGAGCCATCGCTGTTAACGGTGAAGTCACAGCATGGCCACCCATCACAGATGGCACGTACTCCGTGTTGCTGTGGGACGGCAGCACCCCCGCCATCCAAGAGACCACCATCACCATTAGCGGCGGCAAATCAAGCCCAGTCGGTTCCGTCTTCTGTCTCCGCAACTCTGTCAGCTACGAACAAACCTACAAAACCCAATCCCTGTCATTCGACGACGAGGGAAACATCGATGTTGTCGCAACGTACTTCCCCACCGACAGCGCATCAAGGTCACTCATGGTCGAGAACTTTGGTGACTCCAACTTTGAGATTGAAGGCAGACTTAATTCTTATCGCAATGCGTAGAATGGGCCATAAGGTCGAGGGTTAAACATGGCAGTTTCTTTCGGCGTCCTCGACACCTGCGGCCCTACAAAACGCACGTTCAGCCCCGGCAGCTACGCAACCAAACGCTTCTCAACAATCAGCGGCGCTGGTACGACACGCCTCTACGGCAGCAAGGGCTTCGACGCAACCCTGCGTATGACCTTCCTCCTCAATGATGACGACACCTGTGCAGTCCTTGAGTGCTGGCACGACGCAAGAGGAACCTACGACGTCCTTGGCCTACCCGAAGAGTTCCTTGCTGGAGCCGGACCCACGCTGGATTGCGGCGTCCCAGACTACTTAAACTGGAGATGGGCAGAGGCACCTTCTGTCGAATCCATTCTCCCTGGCAGGTCTAGGGTTCAAATCAACCTTGTTGCAACCTTAGACGCATGACTGTTTTAACTGGAGCCGACGGGCAACTGCTATACAACGAAACAGCGCTCGCCAAAGTCCGTGACTGGTCAATCACCGTCAACAAGGACGCCATTGAAGACACCTGCTTAGGCGACTACGACCGCACCTACATCGAGGGTCTTCGTGGCGCGACAGGCAGTGCAACAATTCTTTACGACCCCAGTCGTTCCTCAGCAAACAACCTGCTGAACACCATATTTACAACAGACGGCGAAGACACCCGCCTAACTTTCAAGATGAACCGCAAGAACTACCCCGATGGCGGTGGAACGTTTGTCTGCCAAGGCTTCCTTACCAGCGTCAGCCCGAGCGTATCTGTAGGTTCCGCCCAAGCAGTCAGCGTATCGTTCCAAGTAAGCGGACCTGTTACTGGTAACTTCTAATGGCTGTACTTGGTGCGGGCGGCAGGTTAATGCTGAAACGTGCAGCGCCTGAAGCCTGCATCATTTCCGGCAGCTCAGTCGACCCCAACAAAGATGTCCTAACAACAATCTGCCCTGGTTACTGGAGCGGCGACCACATCAGTGTGGATTGTCTCCCCACTGATTCCGGCCAGTTCCCACCACGCCCCAGTGGCTACGCCACCTATTACGGCGGCAAGTGGTACTTAGGACCAAACCGCAGCCACATCACATCTGGTGCGGACGCTTTCTACAAAACAAACAGCGAGCAATACCCCGACGGTCAGTTCGGTGATGACGCTGACTTCTACTGCAAAGAAGGTGACATCTCAGGCGGCGAAGAGATTAACGGCTGCGCCCCTGGTGACTACTGGATTCACATCAACGAACTGGGTTACGTCAGCTTCTACAAAGACCGCTGTGACGCACTGGCAGGCTGCCCAGAAAAAAGAATCAACCTCGAATTAGTAGGCGGCAACATCACAATCGCGCCTTACGGCCACCTCGAATACATCAACGCCGTCTGGCAATGTATAGACGCCCTAGGCGAATACCAGTTCAGCGACGGTCAAGACACAGTCACCCTCGTCAGCATCTGCGAAGACCCACCCCTATACCTAAACCCTGAGGCTGGAACGAACGAATACGACAACGCCAACCTTCTACCCCGTGGAGCGTCACAAGGCAAACCCGCACCCTATTGGCAGGTACTGTGTGACATCAGAGAGTGGACGTTAGAACTAGACGCCCCAGCTGTAGACACCACAACCGTTGCCGAGAAGTTTGGCAATGCCGTCAAGAGTCTGGTCAATGGAGGTGGCAGCACTGAGTTTTTTATCGACCGTGTCTGCAGAGAAGAGACACAAGGCGACGGTTTAGACCTAATGAAACTGCTGCTAATGACAGAGAAAGGATGCTCTGCCGAAGCACAGTTCTGGCTTATTGACCGTGCAGGTTGTGGCATTGAATGTGATGGTCTAATCCGTGGCGATTTGTACTACGAAGCAGACATTCTTGTAACTCAAACAGCTGTCAACTTGCGCCCCACCGAAATGGTCGCTGGGACGGCGCAGTTTGTCACAACCGGAGAGATTAGACTGGTCGCAGCGTCTTAGCTATAGAGAATGACGGAAATCAACCGTGCAGGTGAAGCTGGTTCCCTCGGTCACATCGATTCGACCCAGCGCGATTTCCGCGAACAGATTGATGCACTAAACGATGCAGTACGTCAGCTCGGCGGCAACCCTGAAATCAAACCGGGTTTATCCGTCGTCAATGACCCATTGTCTGCACCCTACGTTTTATACGTAGACCCCTACATAGGAACCGACACCTTCGTTTCTGGTGACTACGCCGCCGCTGACAGTGGAACGTTCGAAGACAAGATGCGGCGCATCAGCCTGCAACGTCTTGAGTGTGGCTACACCCAAAGCAGACCATTCCGCACCATCTCCCGCGCTGTAATTGAAGCGGGCATCATTACCAGCCGTGACTACCTCAACCTTCCCGGCTCACTCTGCGGCGACCTAGTCAGCATCGTTGTTGCCCCAGGTGTCCACCACATCCTGAACGGACCTGGAACGGACACCGTCTCAGCATGGACAGACGGCAAGAAACCAACAGATGATGAGCTGTCTAAATTCAACCCTCCCATAGTTGGCGGTTTAATCCTGCCCCGTGGCTGCAGCGTCATCAGTCTCGACCTACGCAAAACAATTCTGCGGCCAACGTCTGTTCCTACCCGCGCCTTCGAGACAAGTTACGACTCACGTCGTGCCATCTTCAAGATGACTGGCGGCGGATATTACTTTGGCTTCACCTTCATGGACAAAGAAGGTGCCACCGAAAGTCACCACTTACTTGACTGTTTCCAATACGCAAGCAAGCAAGAACTAGATAAGTTCTACGGCAAGATTCGCGACGCATTCGGCCCAGCCGCTGGAGTGAGTGACGTCAACGCGGTAACACGCACCAGCGAATATCAAATTGTTGGCGAGATGCGAGATAATGCCAGCGTTGTCACTGACACCGTTCGCAGCGCAAGCCCATACATCTACAACACAAGCGTGCGCTCCACTCTTGGTCTGTGCGGCATCTTTGCTGACGGTTCCCGCGTGGATGGGTTCAAATCCATCGTCGTTGCACAATTCACCGGAGCATCTCTTCAAAACGACTACAAGTGCTGGCAAAAATACAACGGTTCCAGCTGGGTCACTGTTGCTGACACCACCGAGTTCCTCAGCCTTGACCCCGACGACATCCGCATGGACCCGCGGCAGCGTTCGTTCCACGTGCGTGCTGTAAACGAAGCCGTCATCCAAGAGGTCAGCGTCTTCGCCATCGGTCAAGGCATCCACCACTGGGCAGAAACCGGTGCCCAACTCACGGTCACCAACAGCAACAGCAACTTCGGCGGGTGCGCTGGTTTAGCAGAGGGCTACCAAACCAAAGTCGCAAAAGACGACGGGACATGGACGCTCGACACCTTCCGCACCGCACTCAACCCCCTTGCCAAATCCGGCAACATCAAGCGCATCACCCTTGGAACGCTAGAAGCCAGCCAGTCCGATAGCGCAACAACCCTCAATTTCACAGCCGACCTTCGCGAATCCCCTACGGTCTCGGGGCAGCCAGACATCCTGGCGCGTGATGGCTACAGCCTCAAAGAGAATGACTACATCTGGGTCGAGAACCCCGGCGGCGCAGACTACCGCGCCCAACTCGCCAACAACCCCTGGAGCGTAGGCAGCGCAGACCAAATCAAAATCAAGACTGCAGTCGAAACAGACACCGGCGAAAGCCCCGGCAACCCCGACCTGCTAAACGAATTCCCGAGCATCAGCAGCAAGCGTGTTTATGTTCGCCGCGTGTTTGATGTACGCAGCGTCGAAGAACGTCGTTACAGCATCCTTGCCAGCAACAACACCACATCAAAACTGCGCCTACCCCTACGTGACTACGTACTAGCCCCTCTAGCTGGAGCGTCATACGGACCAGTCGTTCAAGCCGTAGCAGCATCAGAACGTCTAGTAAACGAAGCCAGCGACATCAAGATTGAGCTGCGTTACTCCAACAAACCAGACGCTGACAAAGAGTTTTCAAGCAGCACCTACTACCGCAAGGGTGATGTTGTTGTAAGGAAAGAGAAGCATTACACCGCAGTCCGCACTAACTACGGTGCATTCGATGCTGCCAACTGGGACGAATCGTTCGTCCACATGGGTGACAAGTACACCTCTGAAGGTTTCTATACAAATGCCCAGCCTTTAATTGTTTTTGACAAAGACACAGACGGCAGCGAGTCAAGCCTTGACCTAGGCAACGATATTGATGACACCGCACCAGCTGCGCAAATCGAATCAGCCGTAGACCGCCTAGGTCTCTACTACTACCTGCAAAACCTAAACACCCCAGCTGCAACGATTAACGGAATCCTTGCCCCTGCGGATACAGAAGCAGACAGAAACACACCAGCTGCATCACAGGATTTTGAAGTTCGTCGCCCCACCAACATCCGTCTGTTCGGGCACGCCTACGAATGGGCCGGCTACGGGAACTACTCACGCGCCTTGCCTCAGTACCAAGGTGAGATGTCACCTAGCAATAAGTTCACCTACTACTTCACCAACGAAAGCGGCGGTAAAGTTTACGCCACTGGCTTTAACGAAGAAGG